TTCCTCTTTGTGTAACCATCATCATATTATCATACTCTAGCTCAAATTGCATTGCGTCTGCCACTTGTTGACCTAGATCGTTTATCTCTATTAGACAATATGCTTTGTTATAATAGTCTCCTAATTTTTTTAGTATGTTAGGAAACACAATTGGTTTAATAGTATTACTTCTATACTTTGCAACTATCTTATAAGGTGCCTTTGTAACATCAAATACTATGACAGCAGAATAGTCATTGTTAATACCTCTTGCAACGTCAACTGCCATAACATAAAGATGACCTTTCTTAGGCATTTCATAAACATCTAATCCATCAGGACTTCTTTGTGGGTCTATGACTGCCATAGATTTTAGTTTACTTGCATTGATAAGTGTATCAACACTTCCTAAAAACTCACACTCAAACTCAGTTTGAAATTGCTCTAAACTTGTGTTTCTAATTGTTTGTTCTTTCCATGCTTCATCTCTACCTGGCACTTCAGACCAATGTACCTCAATAGGTTCGTAATCATTTTTTTTATTGTTTGCATCCATCCACATCTTGTAAAACATATTCATTCCGTGTGGTGTAGATACAATCATAACCTTTGATGATTGACCAGATGATATTGTAGGATATACTGAGCTAAAAAATTCTTGTGCAATGTTATTAGGCACATAAGCAAACTCATCTAAGAATATTATATTAAAGGTACTTCCCCGAACAGCACTAGAAGATGTACTCGCCGCTACGATTTTACTTCCGTTTTCTAATTCTAGGGAACCTTTGTTCCAGTTTATAACTCCTTGTTGCATCCATTTCGGCAAGTGCTCGTAAGCAAGTTGCAGTCGCCCTAATAAATCCCTTGCCGTAGAAGATTTGTTGGCGAGTATTGCAACATTCACATTATCGTTAAACAAAACGTAATGTAAGAGGTAGGATACAATGATAGTTGACTTTCCACTCTGTCTAGGTAATTTACAAATTGTAAACCTATTGTCGTGAAAAGTATCTACCATCTTCCGCTAAAGTATTTAGGATCATCAAGACACTTCATCACCTCATCTACTTGTTTTGGTGTAAATCGTGATTTTGTGTGTGCCTTTTTTAGATTAGGATTTCCTAAATACTGATCTAGTTTTGACATTATTTCTTTTCTTTATTTTTCTTTATGAGTTTTTGTAATTCGGTTGTAGAACCCACAAACAAAGCATTGGTGACGTTCTTAGGTCCCAACTCTTTTACATCTTTAATCTTTTTAAGTTTCTCTTGCAACTCTAGTAAATTTTGTGCGATCTCACTTTGCGTTTTGATTAGTTGTCCTGCAACCTCATATGCTCTAGGGTGTTCACCTTCTTTTGCAAGATTTAATATACCATCAATCGCTGTATTACCTTTTTCTAACATCTTATAGAGTTCGTTTCTACCAGTATCAAAGTCTGTATCTACGTCAACATTTTGAGGTGCAACAGGTGTGGGTGGTTCGTTTGCTATCTCTAGAGGATTTTTTTGTTCTTTCTTTTCTAAAACCTCGTCAGCAATATTTAATACTTCATTTAGTTTATCATCAATACTACTCATTTTAAAACCTTATGTTATTTGTCTTCGCCAGTCTTTTCATCATAATTTAATCCATCATTAAAAAATTCAAGTGTTGTAGTGTATGTATAACTATCATCTTTATCAGCAGATGTAGGATTAGGTGTGACCGTTACCCTGGTTGATCTAGGTGGATTAGCATCCGATGTGTTAGTGTACATATCTGCTTCTGCATTTCTAATTATGGCACTAGATGTTATTGGTCCATATAGATATATCTTTGCAGTAAATCTTAGTGTGTAAATAATTCTTCTTCTATCTGTCAACGCACCTGTGTAAGTATCCTCATAATCAACACTCTCTAATACAAAAGGTATATCTCTCTTTGTATCCATAAAACTTCTATCCATAATCATGGTCACCGTATAGTCAGGTTGAAAGTATGGTAGTATCTGTTCTACAATTTGAAGACCATCGTCTGAGGTTGCTGTATAGATATTTAAATCAAATGTCACATCATATGGCACAGGTGAGAATTGTGTATTAGTTGTTTTGTTATCGCCGCTTGTATTCTTTGTGACTGATATCTTTTGATTCTTGTTTAACTTACGAGTTGCGTCATAAGAGTAACCAGTAATATCAAAAGACATTCGAGGTAGAGTGATCGCCACGCTTGAATCGTCTCCAGTAAGATCAGCATTCTGATCTAATCTTGCGATAAACTTTTCTTTAGGTGCATATGATAATGGCACCCTAATTGTCTGTAAAGGATTTCCGCTAGAATCCGTACGCTTGATATTGATATTATTAAATATCGTACCAAACGCAATTACAGTATTTCTAATTTGTTTATGATAAAAATGTTGTCCGAACATTATTGTCCTTTGTCTGCTATCTTGCCCTTGTTGATACCTTCTTTAATTACATAGTCTCTAGTACCATTCGCACCAATAGTGACTTCTTTTTTTAGATTTCTAACCATGTTCATTTCTTTTTGTTCTTTTAAAGATTTTTGATGGTAGTCTGTAAGTTGTCTATGTCTGTCTCTCATTAGTAATCATCCACTTCTCCGAAAGGATTTCTTTCGCTAAAATCTAATATATCATCTGTCGTAGATGACGTATTAGTACCAGCAGCAGTTTCAAATGCCTTGCCTTGATCTACTGGTTGTTGTGTTGCCATTGTAAAGTCTTCATTAATCAAGTAGTTAGTATCACCCACATCACTCTCTAACACAATTGATCCTGTTTCTGCCTCTAGTGTAAACTGAAAATTCATTGTATCTGTTGATAGATTATCTTCAACAGAATCAATAGAAGCAATACCTGTATCGATTCTTTCCGAACTGTACTCAAATCTAGTACAAGATAATTTGTAAACAGGCAGAGCGCTCTGTTGATAGAACGGTTGCTCATGTTCAACAAACTGTATCTCGAAAAATGCTTTTGTTGTTGGGAAATAAACTAAGTCACCTTCTTGTGGTCTCTCAGCAACTAGATCACTATTATTTTTTACTAGTGTTTCCCATCTAGATTTAGATAGAGTAAATCTAATATCATCTCTTAACTCTAGACCAAACTTCTTAATTATCTCTTGTTCACCCATGTAACCATCTGAGTTATCAACATACATCTCTATGATGTAAGAGTCATCAAAAGATGACGCTGGGTCCTCGCCAAATATAGTATCTTTGTTTGCCAATTTTCGTGGCAAATAAAAAACATCTTGGCCATATATCTTCAGTTGTTCTATTATTAGGTCTTCGTATAGTCTTTGTTCTGAAGTTGTGCCAGTGTCAAAATAAACATTTGTTGGCATTTATTATCCCTGCATTATGTGAGGAGGTTCCTCAAAATTTAATCTTATTTCTTCTTCTAGTTTTTGTTGTTCTTGTATTGCTGTTGAAAACAATTCAGGTCCATTAAGTGTCACTCCACCTAACATCGCTGTGCCGTTAAACTTAGATAGGTTCTGACCCCATTGTCTTTTGATTAGAGCAGTCGCATATCTTTTTAACATAATATCATCAAACATTCTTGTATGTTGTGTTGGGTCTAGTTGTCTATAACATTCTATAATTAGATATTCATCAGCGTCTATATCCTCTGCCCAATCCATATCAATATATAGTCTGTTTGATAACGTGTTAAATCTAATTGGTTTTTCTCCTACCAATATGTGATCTAAGAAATCTAGGTGTCTCATTGTCATTTCATAGTGTACAATACTTGTAGATGAAAAATCGTATAGATCATTTAATCTTAATTGATATCTAACATCAAACATGTTTAAGTTTGCTCTGTCAGATAGAGGAAAAACATTTATCACACTTAAAACAGTATTTGGTATTACTAAGTAATTTTGATTTTCTTCGTATTTTGTTGATACAAGGTTTGAACCCTCTAGGTGTATAGCATGACCATCTTCTCCAATTAAATCACCTTCACCTTCTAAATCTGTATTCGTGCCAGATTCTAATTCTATATTGTCAGCATATGTGCCTGGTTCGAAAACAGTAAAGTCATTATTTTTTCTTAATCTAACTTTGTCTTCAGCAGTCACTTTATATTTTAAATACATTCTTTCAACACCATCTGTATGATATTGTGAGAAGTATTGAACCGCTTCGTCTATTCTATCTTCTACCTGATCTTCATCAACATTTATATCAATCACAGGTTTACCTAATGATCTAAGACAATATTCTTTAAATGTCGCTCTCGTGTTTGGTCTAGCCATAATTTTTTCCTATAATACTATTTATCTATCCTAATGCGACTGCTTGAGCAATCGCAAATGCCTTAGACGCACCTGCATTTGCAAGAGTTGTATTAGCGTCTATTTGCGTTTGTATATTTCCTGTCACACCATCTAAATGATTTATTTCAGCAGTAGTTGCTGTGACGCCGTCCATAATATTTATTTCAGCAGCAGTGGCAGTGATAGTTGTTCCACCTAATGATAATGCGTTGATACCTACTGTTCCTAATCCTGTTATACCACTCTCAGAATTAAGAATAACTGCTTTACTAGCAGTTGCTTGCCCTGCTGTGACACCATCTAACTGTGCAATCTCACTACTAGATATTTCGGTATCACCTATAATTAGCGTACCACCAGTTAGAAATAATTTACGCCATGGTCTTTCTGCCGATCCTAAATCAAATGCACCTGAAGTTGTAGGTAATAAGTCAGCAGATATTTTGTTTGTATCTAGTCCACCACCAACAGTTGATAGTTGTATAGAAGCAATATTTTTAAAATTTAAAAATTCTTGTGTTAGTTTTTCTAATGTGTCGATAGATTTTAAAGACTTCATCTTGTCTTTCTCTAACTCATTAGCAACTTTCATTTCAGAGATGTGATTTAGAACCTTATCTACGATAAGTGGATCTGCCTCGATCTCTTTAGCAGAAGCGTTCATTAAACCTTGTAATGCTTTTGCACCTGCTTGTCCGTATTTTTCTTCTACTACTTTTTGTGCTTCAATAGTTTTACTATCTATCTCCACTTTAGGTTTTTCTAAACCAGAGTCAACTAATAGTTGTTGTTTTCTTTCTTCTTCTAATCTCTTTTGTTTTTCTTTTTCTTCTTCTATCTTTTCTTCTATTACTTTCTTTTCAAATAATTCACCTAGAGCTTTTAGTCTAATCTTTTCTCTTTCTTTTTTTTCTTCCTCAGTAAATTCTTCAAAAGATTCTTCAGAGATGACCTCTGTATTTTCTAATTCTATTTCTTCTTGTGTCTTAGGTTTATTGATTAAACCACCAAACATTTCTTCTAACGCTTTTATCTTAGCGTCTTCTTGTTCTATCTTTTTACCTAAGTCTTCTTTTTCAAACTCTACATTTGCAAGAAAAGTTTTAAGACCTTTTTCTAAATGCCATTCTGTGAGTTGTTTCTCAGGATCAATGGATAATTGTTCTGGTTTTTCTATCTCACCTGCTATTCTTGCTTCTTGTAGTTGAGTTATTTTTTTCTCAATATCTACGTCTATCTCTAGATCGCCACCTACTTGTTCAAGTTTTACTGACATACTACGATCTAGTCACGCTTGGTGTGACTGTTGCTCTTCCCTCTATTCTTCTAGTTATTAAACCAGATGAATCTGTTGTTGTTAAGTCCCAAACATATCTACCTTCATCAAGAGTCGCTGTCACAGCATCCGTCATAGTAATAGAACAGGTACCGTCTGTTGCACTAACTTTAGCAGTAGTGAAAGCATGTTTTGTAGCAGACGAGTAAGTTTTTCTAAGAGTAGATGTTATCGTCTCGTTTGTTAAATCTACGACAGTTCCTGTGGAATCTTTGATGGTTAATGTTTCTGTATAATCACAATCTTGATCTATTGTGATATTCTGTATTATTGCCATTAGTCAAATCCCGTTAATCGTTTTCTTATATTTATAATATATTTAAAACGCCCAACTGACAAATGAGTATCTAGTGCCTTTTGTACATTCTGTCACCTCATGTGGATACATGAAATTAGATGGAAACATCAATATGTCTCCTGTCTTTAGTTTGATTGTAGTATCTCTACAAGTAAATTCT